ACTGGCGCTAACCGTCTTTGTTTGCCGCGTTTAACCCGCTGTGTAGTGTTTTCCGCCGAGCGTAGCGTTTGGATACTCGACCATATTTAAGGCCACCCTTCGCCCAATTTTCGCGGGGGGAGCCACTAGGGTATTACCGGCTTGCCGTTCGTCGTCCCAGAGGCCTCCAGACGCGTCCCAGAGGCCTTCTAGCGGCCTTCCGGAAGCGCATCCGACCGGCCTTCCGCCGTGCGGCGCTGTCTACAGCCTACGCCTAACTCTACAATACGGAACTATGCCATACCGAAGGTAAAGCGTATACGCCTACAGCTTGCCCTAGCCGTCGCCCAGGACCTGCCCTATCGTGTCAGTTCAACGGCGCTCGCGGCACTCAGCGGCGGCCAAAGGAGGGCCAGGGCCAGGCCTGTCAGTTCGTGTCAGCCAAAGTGCGCCAGAGTCGGCCCGTGTCTGTTCGTGGCAGTTCCTGTCAGTTGGGGCGCCGGGGCCATTTAGATCTACCCATGGAGCACATACCAGCTATCTCTACCATAAAAAAAATAATACACAAGCTAAGCTCAGCCGTAGATACCCAATTAACCCCCAAAATAACTAAACACGCAAAAACACATTATTGAGTATTCCGTGGTTATAAGTCCTTGTGTTATAAGCACTTACAAGGATTACCTTTTAAACTGAAAACCTACCCCCCTTATAATAGGGGTTCCACGTTTTCGTGGGTTATTCTTGGTACGCAATCCCATACCCCTACATGTGGTATGCTGGTAAACACTTGACACAAGGAATAAAACATGCTAAGCTCTCTCACTAGATGCAATCCTAGTCCTGTCCCAGGCCGCCTAGCGCTTGTCCTTACATCAGTCCCTTCCGAGGCCAAGTAGCTATCAATGCGGAGCCCGATAATCCACGGCGGTGGGCTCCCCTCCTTTATTCCATGCCAGAGCCATCCATAACAACCATATTCCAAGTTCACCTAGACCGCATACTCACTGCCCTCCGTGGAGGTCCTGTGCATGCGACAGGTCCCAAGAAGCCAGATCTAGCTTCACAGGAAAGTGGTGCGTCCAAGTAATGGCCAATAGTTCTATCCCCACAGAAATCAAACGAAACTATTTCTCTAAAGTCCCTGAGGCTAGAGCAGAACTCCGTGCCCAAGCTCTAAAGATTCTTGAGCGCTTCCAGAATGTTCTACTCTCAGCAGAAGCCAATGGAGACTTTGAGTCAGCCATCAAAGGCTACCAGTGGCTCATAGAACATCTACCAGCCCACGAAGACGGCACAAGAATGGTAGACCAAAGCATTGATAAACCTAAGCAGGTAGAAGGTTATCAGGGGCCAGCGGTACAGATTGGGTTCAACCTCAGTGGCATCAGTCAGCCAAAGGAACTCCCAGCTGGGCCAGAGTCTGCTATAACTGTAGAAGTAGAACCCATAGTGGAAAAGACCAAGGATGAATAACGGTTTCTACGTCACTCTACCAGACGGCACCATAAAGAACTGCTACACCCCGACCCCCAAGCAAGCCGAGTTCCACTCACGCTGTGAACCAAACGTCTTGTTCTGGGGTGGTCGAGGTTCTGGTAAGTCAGTAGCTCTCCGTTGGGAAGCCCATGCTCGCGCTATGGCTACCCCGGGATTCGCCTACGTCATTCTCCGAAAGACCTACCCCGAACTTCAGAAGTCCCACCTGATGTTCATTGAAGAGGAGATGAAACTCCTTGGGGGCCGGTACCTGAAGAACGATAAGATTGCTCTATATCCCAATGGTTCCAAAGGCATCTACTCCCAATGCTCTAGCGAAGAAGACGTTCTCAACCTCCTGTCTGCTCAGTTCGGATGGGCAGGGTTCGATGAGCTTTCCACGTTCCCGTGGGATTGGTTCACTAAGCTAGCCGCTTCAGTCCGAGTTTCCAAGGAATCTGGACTTACCGCTATGGTCCGTGCCTGCACTAACCCGCTAGGCGCAGCCATGGAGGAAATCAACCACTACTTCATCCTGAAAGACGTAGACCCAGAAGAAGACCCTGAGTACAACGCCGCTGACTGGTACGACATCAAGGCCAACCTAGAGGACAACCCTCACATTGACCAAGAGCAGTACCGCAAGAGGTTCTCAGGTCTAGCCTCTCACGTCCGTAAAGCATGGCTCGATGGTGAGTTCGTCACAGAGAACGCCCTCTTTGACTTCTACCCCACCAAGCGCAAGGTCGTAGATGGCATGGAGACCGATGAAAAGATCCCCTACCACGTCATTAATAACCTAGACATGGAGGAAATCGTCGCCAAAGCCCAGATCTACCGGGCCATAGACGCTGGTTGGTTCCCAGATCCCACTCTTTGCCTCTGGATTGCCCACCTTGGCAACCGCTACATCGTCCTAAATGAGAAACTCTGGTGGAAACACGTAGCTTCGGACATTGCAGCAGATATTAGGCGCATAGACGAGAATCTAGGGATCAAGAAAGTGGTAGTTACCTACTGTGATCCCACCATGGACATCCACACTACGCAGGAAATCCGCACTCTCAAGGATGTCTACGAAGCCAATGGCATCCCAATGGAGACCTCCATCAACAACCGAGAGATGTATGCCTCCTCTATTCACCTTGCACTCAACGAAGAAGCCATGCCTAACGTCCCAAGGCTCCAGATCTACGGACCCAACTGCAAGTACCTAGTCAAAACTATCCCGCAACAGCGCTTCGATATCAAGAAACCTATGGCGCTAGCCAACCATCACGACGATCATGGCGTAGTAGCCCTTGCTTACTTCCTCATGTCTCACTCCTCTGCCGAACAGCGTAAGACTACTTGGCGTACAGCCCTTCGTCCTTGGATGAAACCCAAGAAGGGTGACACTGACAGGTTCATTCTTGGCCGAGAGAACGTTCGTAGCCGTATTTATTAAGGATCACTATGCTTCCATTCACTGAAACCGAGCCATCCCTTACTCCAGAGGGAGAAAAGCTAGACGCCATAGATGGTGCCAAGCCAGAAGCAACGGCTACTAACGCCGATAAGAAGAAGATAAACGACAGCTTCAGGAGTAAGATCGCTAAGTGTAAGTCTTACCGTAAGAAGCTTATCCCCAGTTGGACAGACAACGTAGACTACCGTAGAGGAAAGGTCTACGCCTCCGCTTCTGACGAAGATCGTATCGCTGTCAACATGGATTGGTCCTTAACCAAGGCCAAGCAAGCTTCACTCTTCTCCCAGATCCCCCAAGTTCGCGTTGATCACCCGCCACAGACAACACAAGCTGGCCCATGGCTCCAGCAGTTCGAGCAGAAGCTCAATGACACCCTTGTTCTAGCAGGTATTGAGACTGCTATGGACGAATGTCTCCCTGATTGTATCAACGCAGCAGGCATCGGCGCTATTCTCTGCGCATATGAGTCCATTTCAGACGAAGTAGAAGTGCCGTCCATCGATCTTAAAGCTATGGACCCTCAGACTGCCCAGATAATCCAGCAGACTAACAAGATGCCAGATGGTTCGCCTGTCCCTACTACAAAAGTACCCCGTGTTGTAGATAAGCGCTACACCGTTCAGCGCATCTCGCCCTCAGATCTTCTTTGGCCTATCGAATTCACTGGGGCAGACTTCGACAACGCTAGTTGGATTGGCCGTAGCGGTCGAGTGACGTGGGCGCAGGCCATGAACACCTTTGGCTTGACAGAAGACGACAGAGAAACAGTTCTAGGTGAAGACAAGAGCCTTCTAGAGCGCATCAATCATGACGTAGACAAGGACAAAGAAGAAGTCAACGATCAGATGGTCAGCTTCGATGAGATCTTCTACAAGGATCATCTATTCGACGTTGATTCCAAGTCTTATACATCCATTCATCACCTGGTATTCGTCAGCGGTAAGGATGAACCAGTCATAGATGAACCATGGAAAGGCCAGAGCCTAGTCGGAGAACCAAATGCACAGCAGCTTATTGGTGCAATCAAGTTCCCCCTACGCATCCTTACCCTAACCTACATCACTGATGAGACCATTCCGCCCTCCGATTCAGCCATTGGCCGCTCACAGGTCAATGAGCTAAACAAATCTCGCACACAGGTCTTCCTGCAGCGTGCCCGTTCACTACCAGTCCGCACCTTTGATGTGAACCGTGTAGACCCTGCTATTCAGCAAGCCCTAATGATGGGCACCTACCAAGGAATGATTCCAGTCCAAGGCCGGGGCGATAACATCATTAGTGAAATTGCCAGAGCAGAGCGGGCGCAGGAGAACTATGAGTTCGACCGTATCGCAAAAGAAGACCTAGCAGAAACATGGCAGGTAGGCCCTAACCAGCAGGGCAACTTCGGCCAAGGCCGTCAGTCTGCCACTGAAGCCAACGTTGTTCAACAGAACTTCACCACCCGTATTGGCCGAGAGCGTGCCAAGGTAGCCAAGCTATTCGTCTCCATTGCCGAAGTAATCGGCGGCTTACTAGCCATCTTCGAGGAACCGGGCACCTTTGGTGAAGGCTTCGATCCGCTTATCTCCAAGACCCTAGCATATTCAATCCTTGCCGATTCCACAGTTCTAATCGACAGCAGCCAGCGCTTAGAACGTCTAATCCAGTTCATTAACTTCGGAGCCAAGTCAGGCTTCGTGGATATTGAGCCAGTCCTCCGCGAGATTGCTACGCTCAACGGTCTTGATCCTAACGTTGTCATCAAGAAGCCAGAGCCTAATCCTCCAGCCGAACCAAACATCTCACTTCGTCTGACCGGCACAGAGGACCTGATGAACCCCATTGCGCTAGCTATGCTTATGAAATCTGGGCAGGCTCCGCCAGTGCAGCTTATCGAGCAGGCTAAGCAGACCATTGCTCAAGCTATGCAGCTACCTGCGCCCCCGCAGCCTCCACAGGGCGGCATGCCACCAGGACCCGGAGGTCCTCCGCCTATACCTGGTGGTCCAGCCCCAGCAGGCTTACCTCCAGGGGCACCGCCTATTCCTCCACCCCCAGAGCCACCGCCTCCAGCAGTAGGTGATGCCAATGAGCAGTGGGCACTAATGAGCCAGATCGATAAACGCCAAGACGGTGGGAGGGATCAGTAATGCCTTTCTATGATCTAACCTGCCCTAACAAACATGAACAAGTGGATGTATACCTTAAGTTAGGTGAGCGTCCGCCATGTCCGCAGTGTGGCGAACCCACTGAAACGCTATGGCGCAAGAGTTCCGGCATTATCCCAGACGATATCCCAGGCGGTATCCTCATTGAGCATGGCCTCTGCGATCCGGTGACTGGCGAGCCACGCCGATACTACTCTCGCTCCGAGATAGCCAAAGAAGCTGCACGCCGAGGCTTAGTCAACCACGTTGAACACGTCAGCGGATATGGCACAGACAAGAGCAAGCACACTACACGATGGTACTAGATGCCTAGAGTAAAGAAAGCAGCCATAGTAGGTAATGACCTAGTAGCCCAAGACATAGCCAATATTGCGGGCATATCTTTTGACGCAGCTAAGAAGATCTTGCACGCAGTTTTCGATACCATGAAAGCAGCCCTTAAACGAGGAGAGCGTATAGAAATCAGGGGCTTCGGCTCCTTTACACCCAAGATAATGAAGCCCCGCACCCACTACGCTAACCTGTATTACAAGACCAGTATAGAATTCCCAGCAAGACGCGCCATTAAATTCAAACCCGGCATGGAACTCATGTATCTAATCAATAAGGAAGGGTAATGCATATCACATCGTCAGAGCCGCCGACAAAGACCGTGGAACAGTACGACATCACCCTTAACTCTGGGTTATTCATCCCTATTCAGCTAGATCCTGCAGTTGGCGATACTATAGACATCACACCTACAGTTATCTCAGTCCACAGGGCTGAAGTCCCCTCTTTGATAGACCCATCTATTAAACACCCGGCAGAAGACGTAACAGTATTTATATCGAACGTAGCTCTTATCATCCACAGAACCGTAGAAGTATCCACTGTTGTTCCTAAGTTAGATGAAGAGTGGGTTAAAGCACTTAACCCTAAGTCCTCAGTTAACTAATCGTTCACAGGCACGTAAACCTGACGGCCGTACCGTCATAACGAAAGCAGACCAAACATGGCAGACATGACAGAAGTAATCGAAGACGCTCTTACCGATGTTGAAATTGAAGATAGTTCCGTAGCAGAGCCTGAGCCAGAGACTGCAGAAGCAGCCCCAGTAGAGACTCCAGATTCAACCGGACCAGCGCCAGAGACTACAGTATCCCCAGCAGAAGCTGCACCAGTAGCTGAAGCCAAGCCAGAGGAAGATAAGTTCGCCAAAGAGTTCGGCCTTCCTCAGCAGGCACCGGGCGCTAGGGAAAATCGCATCCCCTATTCCCGAGTAAAGGCTATCGTGGAGAAAGCTCAGAAGAAAGCCACTGAGCCGCTAACCACTAGGCTCACTGAGTTTGAGTCCAAGGTCACAGACTACGAACGTAGACTAGAGCAGGTAGGGCAGTTTGAGCAGATCATGGTCAATGATCCTCAGCGCTTCCTACAGATGTTGTCTACTCTTCCTGCATACAAGCCCGTATTCGAGGCCTTACTAAACCCAGCTGGCCCAGCGCAACAGCCCCAGCAAGAAGATCCCTCCAATGGCATGCCTCAGCCTAACCAGAAGCTCCCAGATGGAACCATGGTCTATGACATGGAAGGTCTCAAGGCTCTCATGGCGTGGCAGGCGCAGCAGGTTGAGCAGCGTGTCAGTCAGCGCTATCAGCCAATTGAGGAAGCGTGGCGGTCTCAGGAACATATCAACCAGATAATCCCGCAGATCCAGCGCCAAGTGGAAGAGGCCCGTACATGGCCCATGTTCAAGGAGAATGAGGAAGCCATTGTTGTAGCTCTCCAGAAAGACCAGAATCTCTCACTAGAGCGAGCCTATCAGCAGGTTGTATATCCCAAGCTCGCTAGTAACCGCGACCAGATCCGTCAGGAAGTCCTGAAGGAAATCAAGGCTGCACCCGGGGGCTCTACCTCAGCGCCAACCCGTTCGTCTCGTCCAGGTGCTCAGCAGTCAAGTGGCCCACGCTCAACATTTGACGTTGTTGCAGAAGCAGTCAAGGGTCTCCGTTAAGGAGGATTGCCAAACCTAGATTACTGGCAATCGGGCTACTAGTTGCAAGATGGTAGCCCTAATTTATTAAGGATTTATATGAAGCCATGGTTTAGACACTATATTGGCCATTGTCATGAATTCCGTTTTGGCTTGCTTGGATATCAAGCAGGCCTTACTTTCCGTCCCAAGTTTACTTGGGCTATATGGCGAAACAGCGATTATAAGCTTCTTTTCAATAAAGATTGGGGCGTTTGTATAGCCTAATTTCCTATTACTTGACATTTGTAGCTGAACCATGCTATGCTGGTAATGAAGCTAGTTCCAAGTATGCTCTAAGCCGTCCTGCTTGTGGATGATACCTCCTAGCTCATACCTTTCTCGCGGTTCCCCAATCGCGGTACAAACACTGGGCTCCTACGGTCCCTCCTAGCCAACCGTTACCTAATAGGCTAACCCACATCTTTATTCGTACCTACAACCTAATGGGTAACACAACACATGGCACTAGATATTGAACAGATTGCCGCAGCTGCGTACCCTGCTGTGTTG